CGCACCACGCCGTTGTCCCAGACGGCCGTCGCGCCGTAGTCGATCCACCCCTCGGCGCTGTCGTCGAAGTTGAACAGCTTGCCCGCGTCGAAGCCCGCATCGCCGCCGGCGGTGATCAGGCTGATGGACTGGGCCAACTTGTCGACCGCGTCCTTGCGCAGCGTGTCCTGGCGATCGATCGCCGTGCCGCTGTTGCCGACCTCCGTCAGCAGGTCCTTTGCTACCCCGTTGAGCAGCTTGAGCGCGTCGCTGTCGGCGTCGCGCAGCTTGTCCAGCTCCTCATCGGTGTGCAGCCCCAGCTCGTCCAGCGCATCCTCTACCGTAGCCAGAGTTTCGACCGTGGCTGAGCCGGGCGCGCTGGCGTTGCCGGCCCGATCGTAGGCGGTGATCCAGTACTTCCGAATGCCGGCCTGCGTCTCCTGCCGCGAATACCGGGTGGCCGTGACCTGGTCGACCGCCGCAGCACTGGCGTAATCCGGCCCGATCCGCACGCCATAGGTCTCGATGGGCTGGCTGGTACGGCAGTCGTTCCAGGTAAACGATGCCAGGGCACGATCGCGTGTCGCGGTGACGTTCGGCTGCGCCGGGGCATCGATCGTGATCACGGCCGAGACCGGCTCGGACCACACCCCGAGCGCATTCGCGTGCGCGGCCCACACGCGGCTCTGGCCCACAGGAAAGAACGGGAGGGTGGCTGAGGTGGCCTTGCCGCTAAAAAGCACCGTGTCGGCACCGTCGGCCCAGGTCGCACCACGCCGCACCTCTGTGAGGCTCCATCCCAGCAGGTCGACACCCGAGGGCGCCGCCCAGCTGGCCAGGATGCCCTGCTCGCCGATCGACAGCTGCAGGCCGCCGACAGACTGCGGATCCGCCAGCAGGCCCACCACCTGATGCTCGACGTTCGACCAGGCGCCGGTGGCCAGCACCGTCTGGAAACGCACACGGATCTCGTAGACCGCCAGTTCCTGCAGGCCGAGCAGGTGCACACGCGTGGCACTGCCGGGCAGCTGCATGGATTGCCACGGCCGGGCCAGCTGGCCCGCATCGAGCGCCCGCCACTGCACCTGAACCTGGCCGCTCGTCAGCACGTCCTGCTGCCGCGCCGCCTGCCAGGTCACCAGTACCCGGGCGACCAGGCTCGCACCTTGCTGCACCATCTGGTCCGGACCGCTCTGCGCGGTCAGCTCGGCCGGTGCAGCGGGTGCCAGGAACGGATTGGGCAGGCCGCTATTGGGCGACGGATCAGTGCGGGTCTCGTCGGCCAGGTCGTAGAAGTCCGGCTCGTCCTCGATGACCGTCAGCGCGAGGGGCGACGCCGGCGAATAGGCCCAGTCCTGGACCCGGAACACCTTATCGACGATGCCGTACAGCGCGCAGGTCACCAGCACCCGGTCGCCGGGCTGCAGCGACCAGGCGAACATCTTGGGCGTGAGCTTCAGGATGAAGCCGCCGCGGCTCTGCTCGACCCGGATGCGGCCGATCTGCTGGGCCCGGCCGTCGTAGCCGGTCCACGGCAGGCCCAGGTCCAGGATCTTGTCCTTGCCGTCCAGCTCACGGAAGGTGGCGTTCGCGTACGGCGTGAAGTCCTTGCTGGTGCCATCGCCTTCGGCATGGATGAACGTGCCGCGGGCGCTGTTGAACCGGTCGGATCCAGTATTGCCAGCCTGCACCACCACCACCGGGGCGAGCATGTCGTCGTCGCCCAGGGCCATCACCGGCGTGCTCCAGGCGCCGGCCAGCAGCCGCCAGACGCCGGCGCTCTCCAGGGTAAAGCCCGCCATGGCGTCCTCGAACAGCTGGCGCGTGGCATCACGGTCGTCGCTGGTAGAGAAGGCGCCGTCGCAGGTGTAGCGCTCGGGGGTCGGGCCGTACGCCAGCCGGGCACCCGGATCTGCTACCAGCCGATCGGCGAAGAGCGGCTCATCGCACGCGTTGGCGGCGGCGATCCAGCTGGCCAGCTCGATCTGGTCCAGGCTGGCGCGGTAGCCGGCGTCCGAGCGCAGGTAGTCCGCCACGCAGTTCGCCACGTTCCGCGAGAAGGCGACCTGGCCGGTGCGGGGGTCGTAGACCTTCTTGCCGCGAATGCGCGCAGTGACCTGCGGCCAACCGCCCTGAAAACGCTGCAGCTTCAGATTGAGGGTCAGTACGATGTAGGTGTAGCCGCTCAAGCGGTGCGCCGCTGGCCGGCCGGGATGACGATGGAGTCGTCCGGGTCCGTGAAGACGTTGGCACCCTGGGGCACGCTGAACGTGTTGCTGCCGTTGACGGTCAGGCGCTTGCGCACCCCGCCGACCTCGATCCAGGCGCCGCTGTATTCCAGCGAGTTGCCGAAGTTGTTTTCGGCGTTGTTTGTGCCGCTGATGAAGTAGCCGACGAACAGTGCTCGCGGGCTTTTGATCACGTATGGCGGCGCGTAGTGGACCACTGCCGACACAAGAAAAGTCGATCCGCTGTACTGCGTGCCGCCGTAGGGAAACTTCGCGCGATGAGACGCGATCATGTACGGATCAGCGCTGGCGGGCACCACCGTCACGGTATTGCTCATCCTGGTGGCCGCCGGCCCGACGCCATTCGAAGCAGTCTGCACGACGGTGATTTGCCCGGTCGCCACAGGCGTGAAAGCGCTGGCACTGGTCGACAGTTCGTTGCCGCCAGCATCGCGCCACGAGAAGGTGCTGACGGGTGCCGGCGATCCGGTGACGGTGCCAGGGGTAAGGGTCAGCGGCTGGCCGACCGCACCGCCGCCAGAGAGCGTAGGGGCAGTGGTGATGGCAGGCGCGACGGGCACCACTGGCGCCGCGGCAACCGGTAGGCCGGGCGGCATATAGGGAAGATTGCTGGACTTGTAGGTCACAGGGCCGGGCACGTCGGCGGGGACCAGGGTGTATTCCAGGGCGTTCGCGCCTGCGATCGCCACGCCGTTGCGCATCCAGTTGCCGCTGGCGTTCTGCCAGCCGGCCGCGATGGCTGCGGTGAGCTTGTTGCCGACGAACGGGACGCCGGAGATGGTGATGGGCGTCGCTCCGCCCGGCAGCGCGGGCACTTGGCCTGGTGCGGCGGTCGTGGCGACGCTGCGTACGATCAGGGCGACGGGAATGGCCGCGCTGGTGGTGGTCGCCTTGCGCAGCATCACGACCGTGGCGCTCAGGTCGACCGGGAGATCGACTCCCTCGTTGCTGTCCAGCTGGATCCAGCCGCCGGCGCCAACCCGGTATTCGACCGGGCCGCCAACGGCGCCACGCGCAAGCCGGATGCTGGAAGTGATTGCGGGCGTGAGAGCCTGGCCGGCGCTGCCCATCGCGGCGGTGACCGCAACGACGGACTCGACGCTGTTGATGTTTGCTTCGATGGGCTGCAGGGCCATGGCTTACTCTCCGACGGGTTTGTTGGCGCTGCGGCCCCGGCCACCGCGAGTGGTCTCGGCGGCAGCAGGTGCGGCAGCCGGCGCGGGCGCGGGCGCCGGCGGGGCGGCATTGAGGACAGGTGCGGCCGGCGCCGGGGCGGCAGCAGGCGGCGCGGAGGTCTGGGAGTCGGCACCGGCGCCGGCGTCACCGGCGGGACCTACGTCGGGCTGGTCGGCCGGCGAAGCGTTCACCGCGGGCACCAGCTGGCGCACCAGGACTTCGTCCTCGGCGGTGAAGAGCGCACCGAACTCGCGGCGCAGGCCGCGCACCGCGTATTCGGCCTCGGTGTATTCGCCGGGCAGCGCCTCCAGGGCGGCGCCCAGGGCGGCCGCCATCTCGATGGCCAGCGCGGTGCGAGCCGGCATCACGGCGGCGGGCATCTCCACGCCGCTCTCGTTGATCTGGACCGCGCAGCCGGCCGCGATCAGCTCGTCGCCGCGCTTGCTGTCCATCTGGGCCTCGGCGCCGGCGCGCGGGTCCGGGGCAATAAATCGGATTCGCATGATTTCGTCCTCGAAATGAGAAAGGGCCCCGTGCAGGGGCCCTTCAGGTGGGATCGCGGAGGATCAGGTGTTGCCGAAGGCGCCGTAGACGAACGACTCGGGGCGGTAGACGGCCAGGGCCAGGCGCTCTTCGGCCAGGATGGTCACCATGTTCTTCACGAAGTCGTCTTCGTTCTCGGTGGCCACCTCGACCCGGGCCTGCCAGCGGTCGAACACCTGGGCGCCCAGCTTGAAGGCGCCGGTCAGGAACTTGTCCACGCCCATGGCCTGGGTCTCCACCACCGGCAGATTCCACAGCGTCGCGCCGATGGAGCCCTGGGGGTTGCCGATGATGTAGCGGCCGGTGGTGTCCTTCAGCAGCTCGATGCGCGCCCAGTCGATCGGGTTCATCACGATGCCGGTCGCCGGGTACTCGGCCAGGAACGCCTGCAGCATCGCCAGACGGATTTTGTCGATGTTGGTGGCATTGGCCTGGGTGAACGGCGCGGCGTAGGCGGTGGACTGCGGGATGATGCCCAGCAGGTTCTGGCCGGTGCCGTCACCGTTGAGCAGTTGGGCCTCTTCCTTGAACTGCAGGCCGTAGCGCAGGCGGCCGTCGATGTAGCTGGCCAGCTGCGATGCGTCGCTCAGGATCTGGCGCGAGGCCTTCACGTAGTGGGCGATGACCTTGGCGGTGGTGCTGACCAGGTCGAACTTCATCGACGATTCCGGCTTGCGGGCGCCCTCGGCGACCATGCCGGCGGCGTTGGTGAAGCCGGTTTCCTTCACGTATTCCAGGGCGTTGCCGTCCATGCTGCCCGGGGTGATCAGGTCACGCACGGTCATCCGGCGCTGAGGCGGCGCCACGATGCCGCCGACGCGGGTGGTCTGGACCAGGTCGCCAGCAGCGCCGTCGGTATCGGTGGAAATCGAGGTGATTGCCGCCTTGAAGGTCATGTCTGCGCGGCCGCGCGGCATGGCCATGCCCAGGAAATTCTTCACGCCTTCGCTGTTGACGAACTG